ATATCTCGCCGACCGGCCCCGTCTTTATCGTTGAGGGCGAGAAGCCTGCCGATGCGCTCACCGAGATTATGGGCTCGCCTCAACTGTCGTGGTCCGGCGGCACGAACGGCGTCGCCTATAACGATTTCACGCCTCTCGCCGGCCGCGATGTCATCATCTGGGGCGACGCCGACAAGACGGGCGAGAAGGCTGCATATGAGGCGGCCGAGCGCGCCACTAAGGCTGGCGCGTCATCGGTCAGGGTTATCCCGTGGGACCAGTCGCGGCCTCAAGGATGGGACGCCGCCGACGCATGGTCGGACGGATGGGCGCGCGAAGACGTGCTGGCGCTGACTGAAACGGCCGAGGTCTTTCTTGCGCCGCCAGACGATCCCGCCCCCCCATCCGGTGACGACTTCGACGCCAACCCATTCAGCGGATCGCTCCCGCCGCCCCGTCCGTGGGCCTTCGGGCGAATGCTTCTGCACCGCACCGTGACGGCCATCGCGGCCCCGCCCGGCACCGGCAAATCGACATGGGCCATTCAGCTCGCCATCGCGTTCTCACAGGGCCGCGCGTTCGGCGGAATGGAGCCGATCCGCACCGGCCCGGCGTGGGTCTGGAACAACGAAGACGACGCCGACGAGCTGGACCGGCGCACGCTCGCGGCCTGTTACGCAATGGACATCGATCCCGCCAAACTGGACGGGAAATTCTACCTCAACAGCGGTTCGGATCGTCAGTTGATCGTCGGCCGGGAGGTGCGCCACGTCGGCCTGGTCGCGACGCCAGACGTTGAGCGCGTCATAGCGATCATTAAAGAGCGCGGCATCAAGTTACTGGTCGTCGATCCGTTCGCTGAGACGTTCGAGGTCGAGAGCGAAAACTCCAACGACGTGATGAAGAAGGTCGCGCGCCTTTATCGTGACATCGCCCAGCAAGCCGACTGCAGCGTCCTTCTCATAGCCCACACGCCCAAGGGCACGTCCTCAGATAAGTCCGCCGGCTCTCTCGAAACCATTCGCGGCGGCTCGGCCATTGGCGGCGTGGTCCGCTCGGCCTGGACCATGTTCGAGATGAGCGAGGACGACGCGGAGGCTGTGGGCGTCGGCAACGATCGGCGCCACCTCTACATCCGTCTCGACAGCGCCAAATCGAACATGAGCCTGAAATCCCCCGAAGCGTCATGGTGGATGCGCGAGGGCATCGCCATCGGCAACGCTGCGGACGGCTACGCCGACGACGTGGTGGGCACGCTGCGTTCGGTCGAGTTCGCCACCCCTGAAAAGAAATCCCGCGACGACACTGCGGCCACCCTGGACCGCATATCAGCCGAGATCGTGCGCGTCTGCCGCAAGAATGGATACACGACCGAAGCGACCGCGATGGCGTTCGACACGGTCATCGGCTCCCTCGATCAGATCAAGACGGGCGTTGGAAAGACCAAGGCCAAGGACATCGTCACGGGCCACATGATCGACGTTCACGGCCATGATGACGCGGTCATCATCATCACCCACGGCACGCGCGGCAAGCTGAAAACCCGCTCGATCCATGTCGAAGAAAGGCGCGACATATGAGCGCAATAGGCCTGAAATCATGAATTTAGCCGCTCTGTTTTTTGTCTCCACTATCGCGACTATCGCGACTTTCAAAAATGGCGCGAAAGTGGGTTTTTTGTTGTTTTTATTGACGAAACGGGGGCCACTTTCGCGAAATCGACTTTCGCCGCGAAAGTGGGTTTTTAAGTCTTTGAATTTATTCCACTATCGCGACTATCGCGAATTCCCCCCTTACAGGGGGGTTTTTCGGCGCGAAAGTCGCCGCCTAAACCCCCTGTGGGGCGCGCCCCTTGAAAGTGGTTTTTTAATATGAGATACCGAAACGGAGAAACAACTGATCGGAGAGAAACATGAGGATTGAAACTGGATGGTCGCCCCCGTCGCTGCTTAGGCATCCTGGATCGTCAGTGGCCATGGCTGGGCTGTCCGCCTTAAAGCATGGAGAGTGTGCGGTTTTTGATATCGCCGAAACCACTGTCAATGCGGTTAGGGTTGCCGCTCATCGGGTCGGCAAGGCGAACAATAAAAAAATATCGGTAATCAGGGACGGTGAGCTAATTCGCGCGTGGATCAGAACATCATGACCCTCCAAATCACCCTCCCCATCTCAGCCATCACGCACGAGGCCGTGACGCGATATGCCGAGCTGCATCGGGTCACGTTCAACCAGGCCGCCAATATCCTTTTGACGATCGGGCTGGATACCAGTCTCGCCAACCGTGAACGCATCGCCAGCCTGCATCACACGGACGGCAAAGCGTGGCGGTTGAACGCCGCCCATAATCGCGCTATCGTCGATCAACCCTTCGGGCCGTAACGGCCATATCGCCTCACTCGGAAATCAGACATGGCCAGCGGCAACACCAATTTCGGCAACGATCAAGGGACCGGGACGGTCGGCGCGGACGGCTTTCTTGGGCCGCTTACCGGCGCCGTCACTGGCGCTATCGGCGGGACCACGCCGGCTGCCGGTGCGTTCACCTTTTCCAGCCAGTCGGTCAGTGACGCGCTCACCGGGACCGGGACCACGCGGGCCAATGCGCTCGCCCTCGTGTCGGCGATCAACGTCCTGTCCACATCGGCGACCGGCACCGGCTGCATCCTGCCTGATGCGCCCATCGGTTCGGTCGTGACGATCTATAACAACGGCGCCGACTCCTCGCAGGTCTATGCGGCCGGATCGCAGACCATCGACGGCGTGGCCGGCGCTACGGGCGTTCCGCTCACTGAGGCGTTGCGGGCTCAGTACACGCGCACGACCGCGCTCAAGTGGGTGTCGGCTCAACTCGGCGTGGTGAGCGCGTAACGTGGCCAAGCCTAAGCCCGTCAAACGCAACGCCCTGGCCATCGGGCGGTTTCAGCCCAAGCCGGGCAAGAAGGGGAAGTGTTAGTGAGCGGCACGCTGACTGAAGTCGCCTACCATCTGAACCAATGGCTACGGCGCCATCAGATTGACCCGGCGAACGTCAGGGTCGAATTTCACTGCGCTGATTACCGGACGCAGATGATGGTCGAGGCGTGTCATCGTGCGGATGCTGTCGCTGACTACACGATGCCGATATCCAATGGCATCGCGACCATGCCGCCGTACCAGCACAAGGTCTATGGGATGACGTTCTCCTGGTCCAATCAGGACAAGTGGGACGCGCGCGGAAACTCCTTTTCTATCCAGCGCAGAGAGCACGCATGAAACCCAACAACGGAATCGTCGGCCCCGCTCGCAAGTCGTGCCTTCCCGCCGCTGTCGTTTCGCGCATGGCCCAGATGGGTCAGCGTAAGGCGATTTCGACGGTTGGGATGAAGGGGAAGTAAGCTGTGAGTGACGCTCCCGAAGATACGGGAAAGAAGCGGGAGTATGAGGTCGGTCACGGTAAGCCGCCAGTCGAGACGCGATTTGGCCCCGGCAACCCTGGCCGCCCCAAAGGTTCGCGTAACAAATTAGGCGAAGACTTCATCAATGCGCTCGCGCAAGACTTCGCAAAACACGGCACTGAGGTTCTGGCTACTGTCCGCGTCGAGAAACCGGCGGACTATATCAAGGTCATTGCTTCACTAATGCCCAAACACGTCGAGATCAAAGATGTCGCGCTGGATGAGCTGGACCGAAGTGAACTCGCTTCTTTCCTCGATGCCATCCGAGCGGCTCGCGCTGCTAGAGGAACAGGCGAAGAGGGCGTTCGACACTAAGGTAGCGGGCGAGAAGCTATGGACCTACTACCCGGACGACGGCCCATTACGCCGCGAACTCTATCCCAAGCACATCGCATTTTTCGCGGCCGGTAAGCAGCACCGCGAGCGCGCCGTGCTGGCCGGCAACCGCACTGGCAAGACCGAGGGGATTGGAGGCTTCGAGGTCGCGCTGCACCTGACCGGGCTGTATGACGAGTTCCCGTGGTGGCCGGGTCACAAGTTCGACAAGCCGACCAACTGGCTGTGCGGCGGCGACACAAGCTCGACCACGCGCGACATTCTCGTCCGCAAGATGCTCGGGCCGCCCGAGGCGCGCGGGACCGGCCTTATCCCGCGCGAGGCCATTGTGGACATGCGGCCCTACACGGGCATTCCAGGCCACATCGACTACGCCCTGATTCGACACGCCAGCGGCGGCGAGAGCGTTCTGCAGTTCCGATCCTATGACCAGGGGCGCCAGGCGTGGCAGGGCACGGAGCGCGACGGATGTTGGATGGACGAGGAGCCACCGATGGACATCTACGTCGAGGCCCTGATGCGCACCATGACCACGCAAGGCATGATCCTCTGCACGTTCACGCCGCTCATGGGTCTGACTGACGTGGCGCTGTCGTTCATGCCTGAGATGGCGCCGGCAGCGTAGGGGGCGATGATGAGTGACCATTGGCGAAGCGTTGTCGATTTGCCGAGGGACGGAACGGTGATTGTGCTGCTCCACCGCTCCACGGGCGGCTCGATATCGGCAGACGTGGTTTTCTATGGAATGTATGAGGCCGATACCGGCCCGGAGCCCGCATGGTTTGTGCCAAATGAAGGCGTATGGGACTGGGTAAAAGATCAGGAGGCCAATCTGTTGGGGTGGTTCCCGGTTCCACAGATAGACGAATGGATGCGCCGTGATTAGAGCCGAAGACATGACCCAATCTGAGTTTTCGGCGATCATGACGCCTGCGTCTGACGGCATTGAAGGCGCGGTAAGGGCGTTCGTCGCGCGCGATTACACGAAGGCGTCTCGTCAACTAGACGACGTTGAGTGCGGTCTCCGTCTTTTGCGTGAGTGGATCGAGACGGCGCGGCGTGACTAAATGGTGCATCGGCATAGGCTGGGCTGACGTTCCTCACCTGACGCCAGAAGACCGCGAAGAACTCCTCGCCTCGATCCCGCCGTACCAACGTGACGCCCGCACGCTCGGCATTCCGCAGCTCGGATCGGGCGTCATCTATCCGGTCGCGCCTGAGGTCTATGAATGCGAGCCATTCGCCATCCCGGAGTATTGGCCGCGCGCCTATGCCCTGGACGTGGGATGGAACCGCACCGCCGCGCTGTGGGGGGCGTGGGATCGGCAGAACGACATCGTCTACCTCTGGGCCGAGCACTATGTCGCCGAGGCCCCGCCACAGGTGCACGCCGATTCGATCCGAGCGCGCGGCGACTGGATACCCGGCGTGATCGACCCGGCTAGTTCGGGCGCCAACCAGAAGGACGGCACGGCGCTGCGGGACGAGTACGCGATGCTCGGGCTCAACCTGGCGCTGGCGGACAATACGGTCGAGGCCGGCTTGCACGCCTGCTATCGACGGCTGGCGTCTGGGCGCCTCAAGGTGTTTACTACGCTCACGAACTTCCGGTCTGAGATCAGGCTGTACCGCCGCGATGAAAAGGGCCGCGTCGTCAAAGAGCGGGATCACCTCATGGACTGCATGAGGTATCTGATCATGTCGGGAATGGGCCGGGCTATCACTATGCCCCGGATCGGTCCCGATGAGGACGCCCCCACCGGGCGCAATGCTGTGACTGGATACTGAATGCGCCTTGACCTAATCTCCTGCGAAGGCACGCAAGACGGCCTGCGGTTCGGCGACTTCAGGCTCGACGGGCGGACGCGGCATTTCCTGTGGGACAAGATCGCGGGCAAGGTGACGGTGCTGCATCATGTCCACACCGACGCGAAGGTTGTGAACGATCCGGCGCTGGAGGCCGGGGTGCTGGCGATGTTGAACAGAGATTTGGCCGAACGTGGCCGAATGGCGAACGTGCCGCCTACGCACGACTAGGACTAGAACGATGTCTCTCATTGTAAAACTGATGGCGGCCGACAATCTGCCCGACTGTGACACCCGCAAGGGCCATAAGCTGTTTACCGGCGTCTCGGCGGTGGATTTCAGCCGAGACGAACGCGGCCAAGCCTTCGCCCACCTGTTTTTCGTCGGCGAGGTTGATCCGGAAACCTTCGTGCTCAACGGCAATGCCTACGTCATGAACGAGGCCGGTAAGACGGTCTCTTCGTTCGGCTCCTCACCGCCGCCCGGTACGCACGTCGCCTCGGCGGATGACCACAGTGCGCCCCGCGAGGCTCGTCTGGCCTCGTGACCAACTCCGTCGATGCCATCAAGCGGCTATCCCGCGTCGCGCTTCTAAGTGATGGCTCGACGGTCCCCATCGTCGCCCTATTCGACTGCGACGGCGAAGAGACTGACGACCCGGATGAGGCGGTAGCGTTTACCGCTGGGGAGCCGGGCCGTTGGTTCTCGGGGCTGTGTGCTGATTATGAAGAGGTGACGGTGCAATGATTGGCCCCCTTGACCGCCCACCCCGTTCGGCCTCATTAATGCGGTAATCTGATACCGCACCAAGGGGGCGAACGGTGGGCGAAGTGGTCGAGCTATATGTGGCCGAAGTCGGCCCCGGCCATGTTGTCCCGCCCGATCAGGTTCTGACTGAGGCCCTGACCAAATACGAAACCCTCGTACTCGTGGGCGAAACGGCCGATGGTGAAATTCAGGTTTGCGCCAGCCACCACACTGGCGAGGCCCTAATCCTCCTCATGTGGGCGCAGAATTTCCTCGTGCAGAACCGTACGGTTCGGGCATGACCGAAATCGCCCCCAACCCCGCCGACATCTCGCCCCCCAAGTCGAACCGCACGCTCAAGCAGTTCGCCGACTTGACGGGCGACATCAGCGAGGAATTGACCGATAGCCAGCTCGCCGAGATTGGCTCCAAGGTCGTCGAGGATTGGAACCGCGACAAGTCGTCGAACCAGAAATGGCGCGACCTGGCCGAAAAGGCGCTCAAGTCGGCGGCGCAGGACAATGGCGACGTAAAGAATTTTCCTTGGGCGAACGCGGCCCAGGTCAACTATCCGATCCTGACCGTCGCGGCCCAGCAGTTCGCATCCCGCGCATATCCGGCCATCGTCAAGGGCGATCAGGCCGTGGGCGTCAAGGTGATCGGCGCTTCGTCCGCCGAGTTGCCGCCCGACGCGCCGCCCGAACAACAGGCGATGGCTAAGGCCAAGCAGGACAAGAAGGCCCGCGCCGACCGCGTCAAGACGTGGATGAATTATCATCTGTTCTATGGGATGGATGATTGGGAGGGCTCCGTCGATACGCTGCTGAACCAACTGCCGATCATCGGCATGGCGTTCAAGAAGGTCTATTTCGATCCGCACCGTGGCGTGTGTTCAGACTATGTGAACGCGCTTCACCTGACCGTGCCGGCCGAAACGCAATCGCTCGATCGCTGCCCGCGCGTGACGCAGGACTATGAGCTGTATCCCTACGAGATCGCGGCCCGGCAGGCGTCGGGCATATTCCGTGAAGTCGTACTGACGGCGGACGGCGACGACGAGCAGGCCCCGCGCACCACGCTTGAGCAGCACCGGCTCGAAGACCTGGACGGCGACGGCATCGAAGAGCCGTACATCATCACCGTCGATGAAAAGACCAATCAGGTTTTGCGGATCGAGGCGGCATATGGCCCCGACGACATCGCCTACGCCAAGGATGGCGGCCGCGTCGTGCATATCCGCCGCTGGATGCCGTTCATCCCGTTCCCGTTCATGCCCGACCCCGAGGGCAAGTTCTACGGCATTGGGTTCGGGCAACTCCTGGCGCCACTATCGGCGGTCATCAACACGTCGATCAATCAACTGTCCGACGCCGGCACGGCCGCTGCGGCGGGTGGCGGGTTCATTTCCGGCGGCCTTCGTTTGCAGGGGGCCGGGCAGACCACGACGCTGCGGTTCGCGCCGGGCGAGTATAAATACGTCCAGGGCACAGGTCAGGACATTCGCGCCGCCGTGTGGGAGCGCACCATCCCGCAGCCCAGCCCGGTCCTGTATCAGTTGCTCGATCTGGTTCTAGGCGCCGCGAAGGAGATCGCGTCGATCAAGGACGTGTTGACGGGTGACGCGCCGACAACGGCCCCGGTTGGAACGACGCTGGCCCTGATCGACCAGGGGCTGCAGACGTTCACGGCCCTGTACAAGCGCATCTACCGCTCCATGAAGGCCGAGTTCCGCGCCATCTATGAGTGCGAGGGCAAGTGGGGCTCTCAGGACGAATACGCCGAGGTTCTGGACGATCCGGCGGCTAATTTGCAGGCCGACTTCTCCATGCGCGGCGACGACATCGTTCCGGTTTCCGATCCGTCCGTGGTGACGCGCGCCCAAGCCCTCGCCAAAGCCCAGGTTATTCAACAGGTGGCCGCCGCGTTCCCGATGGCGATCAATCCGGTCGCCGCCGCCTCGCGCATATTCGATGCCGCCCAAATCGACGAGCCCGACGAATTGCTCGTGCCGCCACCGAAAGAGCCGCCACCCAATGTGGTCGCGGACCTGAAAAAGACCGAGAGCGAAACGGTCAAAAACCTCGCACAAGCCGAGAACTACTCAGCCGACGCCGCCGTGAAAACCGGAGAGGCGCAACTTGAAGGAGCCATGAGTGCAGCATTTGAACTTGGGTCAGCCGCTCAGGGAGGAGTTCCTGGCGTGGCAGGAGCATCCGGTGAGCCGATGGGTGTTCCGGGCGCTGGAGGCGGCGTCGGAGGCCCAGAAATCGGGCTGGATGCAAGCCAGTTGGGACCAGCAGGAGCCGAACCCGGTCCTGTTGGCGGAGTTGCGCTCCCGGTCTGACGCCCTGCGCGGGCTGTTCGAGACCGAATACGACCGCTGGTGCGAGCTGAACGGGCAAGACCCGAAGGCGGGTGAGGAATGACCATTTCTCGCCCCGGCCTCACGCCAATTCACACATTCCCGGAGGGCGTGGAGGTTGTCTCCATGATCCAGTTTCGCGACCGCATCTTGGTGGCGACCAGCACGGGCATTTGGCGTCTGAATGACGAGATGACGGCGCTTGAGCCGCTGGAAATCGTGTGGAGCGACGCCCAATGACCATCCCCGCCCTATCCGACTGCCGGCCCGGTTTCGCGCCCGTCGAATACAACGTCATCGTCATCACGGCCGAAAAGGCGATCACGTCGCCATCGGGCCGCATCATCATTCCCGACAGCGTGGGCGAGCGCGAAGACTTGGCCCAGATGCGCGGCCTTCTCGTGGCCGTCTCGCCGCTCGCGTTCAACTACGACACATGGCCCGATGGCTCGCGCAAACCGCAACCCGGTGACCATGTGATGTTTTCCAAGTACGGCGGCGTCGTGCCGCAAGAGCCCAGCCCCGATGGCCACCAATACCGCGTTCTCAAGGATCGCGACATCATGGCGGTCTATGATGGAGACGAACAATGACCGACATCGCCCCCGTCGAAGCCCCCGCCCCCGACACCCCCCCGCCCCTTGAAGGCAAGGCGCTGGTCGATCAGATCGCGTCCGAAATGGGCTGGCGCGACAAGGATAAGTTCAAGGGCGACCCGGAGAAGTGGCAGGACAGCGACGCATTCCTCCGCGCGACGCCGGCCGTTCTCAAGTCGGCCAAGGAGGCGTCCGAGCGATCCGCACGCGCCGCAGCCCAGACCATCGAGCGCATTCAGCGCCAGGCCATCGCCGACGCCGAGGCCAAGATCGCCGCCGCCGCCGAAGCGGGCGACCGCGACGCCGCAGCCGAGGCCACGCGCGAGCTGAGAGAGGCCAGCCGAACCGTCGATCCGCAGGTGACGGATTTCGCGGCTCGCAACCCCTGGTACATGGTCAATCGGGCGGCTACAAACTTGGCTGTTGAAACCGCCGAAGAAGTGATGCAGTCTGGCGGCTCAACTGCGGCTCAACTGGCCGCCGCTGAAAAGGAAGTCCGCAAGCGATTTCCTGAACTATTCGGGGACAATGAACCCGAACCCACGGCAAGGCGCGAGGCGCCGGCCGTTGCTGGTGGCCAAAGGGCCGCCTCCCCAGCCGCCCGCAAAAAGGGCTGGTCGGACATGCCCAAGCACGTACAGGACGCTCAAGAGCGCCATTTCGTTCGCAAGGGCCTGCTCACCAAAGAAGAAGCCGCCGAATCCTACTGGTCGGAGAACGCTTGATGGGACGCCCCGCACGAGTTGACGCAATCCAGTCGGAGCGTCGCCGCCGCGATACCGGCACCCTCGACCGTATGGCGAACCTGAAGTTGGCCATCCCGGCCGAATTCAGGAACGACACCGCCCACGAGTACCGCTGGATCAACGACGAGAACGACCGGGTTTACAGCCTGACCGTGGAAGACGACTGGAATATCTGCCAGCGCGCCGACCCCGAGGCCGGCGACCAGGACAAGTATCGGCGCCAAGTCGGGACCAAGAAGAACGGCGAACCGCTCTACGCCTACCTCGTGCGCAAGCGCAAGGATTGGTACGACGCGGACAAGCGGAAGGCTTCGGGCGCGAACGTCGCCCGCGAAGATGCGATGCTCAAGCGTCCCGAGACAGACGATCCGCGAGCCGCAGGCGCCATGTACGTCGCCCCCGGTTCATCCATCACACGCCGAGGGGCCTACGCCCCCTAGGGGACTTTCACATGGCTAACGCCAACATTCCTCAGGGCCTACGCCCCTTCCGCGACGGTTCAAACCGTATGTGGACCGGCGGTGGCAACACCTACTACATCGATACCGCCGCCAACAATTTCTACATCGGCGACCCCGTCATCGTGGACGGCGGCGCTGCGGCTGACGGCACGCCTACCGTGGTCATCGCCACGGCCGGCGCCACAAACCGCGTGACCGGGGCCATCGTCGGCATCGGCATCGGCGGCGCTACGGTTCCGGCAATCAACGGCGGTCCCTATCTGCCGTCCGGCGCGTCGGGCTATGTGATCGTCGAGGATGACCCGAACGTCATCTACGCCGTCCAGACCACGACCCTCGCCGCCGGCGACATGGATGCCAACTCGGTCCTGGCGTCCGGCACGGGCTCGCGCATCACCGGCTCCGGCTGGTATGTGGACACCGGCACCAAGGGCACCGATGCGACCTATCAGGTCCGCATCGTCGGCATCGTCCAATCGCCCGACAACGCGCTCGGCCAATACTGCAAGGCGCTCGTCCGTCTCAATCTCCCGACCGAAGCTGGCATCGCCAGCGGCGTCGGCTTCTAAGGGGAGCGCACAGTCATGGCTGGCGGTGTAATCACTCGTTCAAATCACCCGGACGCCCTATGGCCCGGCGTCAAGGCGTGGTTTGGCAAAGAGTACAAGGAATGGAAGCCTCTCTGGTCCCAGATGTTCGAGGACCGGGATTCCGACAAGGCTTACGAGAAGGTCATCGAAGCGACCGGCTTCGGACAACTCGTGGTCAAGCCGGAAGGGCAGTCGATCTCCTTCGACAGCGACTACGAAGGCGCCGTCAACATCTTCACGCACGTCGTTTATGGCCTCGGCTATATCGTGACGCGCGAGGAAATGGAGGACGACCTTTACGCCGAAGTCTCCAAGACGCGCGGCAAGTCGCTCACCTTCTCGACCAAGACGAGTGTCGAGGTCATTCACGCCAACGTCCTGAACAACGGCTTCACCAACTCGGCGCCCTATCTGGGTGGCGACGGTGTGTGCCTGTTCTCGGCTTCGCACCCGACCGCCTCGGGGCTCCAGTCCAATCTCCTGACGGCCGCTGACTTCAGCGAAACCGCCCTGGAAGACGGCCTGAAACAAATCTTCCGGGCCAAGAACGCTCGCGGCCTGCAGATCAACCCGACCGCGCAGAAGTTGTTCGTCTCGACCGACGACATCTTCAACGCGACGCGGGTTCTCGAAAGCCAACTGCGCACCTCGACCGCGAACAACGACATCAACGCGACGCGCGCGATGGGGATGCTCCCCGGCGGCGTGATGATGAACCCGTACTTCTCCGATACTGACGCCTGGTTCCTGAAGACCGACGTTCCCGATGGCCTGATCTCCATGTGGCGCCGTCGTCCCGGCACGCTGGAGAAGGACAACGAGTTCGATACCGAGAACGCCAAGGCCAAGACCACCGTGCGGTTCGTGCCGCAATGGGGGGATTGGAGGGGCGTGTACGGCAGCGCTGGCGCCGGCTAGCGGCTCGCAATCTGGTCGGACCAGAACGGGGTCGGGTCTAACGATCCGGCCCCTTTTTCTTAGAGGGCGCGCATAGTGTCGATCGACAGCTACGGACCAGATACCCGAGGGGCGCCGCACTATATCGCGGGCCAGCCGTGGGGCATCTGCGACCGTTGCGCCGAGAAATACCGCCGCAAGGATTTGCGCCTCGAATGGACATCGCTCTGGGTCTGCTCAGGCTGTTGGGACCCGCGCCCCCCCGAAATGACGCCTCCGAACGTCTGGCCCGAGGGCACGGCCATCGCCTATCCCAAGCCCGAGCCGCCCAACGTGTTCGTTGATGTCAACATGCCGGTTTATGACTGATGGCCACCAGCGGCAGCATTTCAGGAACGCTCACGGCACGCGACGTCTGCCGCATGGCCATCCTGCTCATCGGCGGCCCGCTGCAAAATGGCGAGGTCACGGCTGAAGACGGCCTGACCATGACGACCATCCTCAACTTCATGCTGAAGTCGTGGCAGGCGGACGGCTGCAATCTGTGGCGGCTGAGTGATGAGAGCCTGACCCTGGCGGCCGATACCGCGACCGTCACGCTCGATCCGCGCGTGCTCGACGTGATGGAGGCGCGCTACGTTGGCGGCACGACCTATCAGCGGACGCTTGCGCGGTGGGAATGGGGCGAGTATCGCGCACTTCCGAACAAGACGGCGAGCGGCCTGCCGACGTGCTTCTCGCTCAATAAGCAGCGCACCGAAATCTATATGACGTTCTGGCCGGTTCCGACCGAGGAGGTTGAAATCCTCTATTCCGGCGCCCGCGTGATCGATGACGTAAACGATCTCGATGATGAGGTTGATTGCCCGCAGGAGTGGATTGAGACGGTCTATACCTGCCTCGCCGAGCGCATGATCCCGATCTTCAATGTAGATGCGCTGTCCGCCCCTGTGGCGGCTCGCGTGACGGCTCGCGCGGCGTTCCTTTACGACAAGCTCTTGGCGTTCGACCGGCCAGGCTCGACTTACATGAAGCCCATGCCTTCATATCTAATGAATAGCTGGGGGGGGTGGACATGGTAATCCGCCTACTTCACCCGACGCCATGTTCGCCCCACGACGGCGCTGTAAATTGTGCCAGGCGTGACGCCAAACCTGGCCGCCAGCTCTACGCTTGTTACGCCAGCCGCTCTTTGCGTTCGTATTTCTCTGACGTATTCGTCAGTGAGTTTGGAAAATTTGTGCTCTATGCCGTGGCGGCGCTCCAGACTGCCATAGCGGCCCTTTTTCATTTTGTCCGCCGCATTGTCTTTCCCCGTTCCAGCGAACAGATGGGACGGATTGCAGCAAGGGGGGTTATCGCAGTGGTGACAGGCAAAGTTTTTCCCCAGCGGGCCGTTCGTGATTTCATACGCGATGCGATGGGTATATTTGGCGCGCGGAAAGTCTCGAAATTTAAGCAACCCGTATCCCGTTGGGAGTGCGTGGCCAATCCACGGCCAGCAAGCATCTGGGGCGCCAATGAGAACGCGCGACCAAAGGGAGCACCCAAGAGAGCAATACGCCTCGCGCCCGCGCTTTCGTGGGATGGGCACCCCGCAATGGCGGCACGGCTTCGTTTTCTCTTTCATGGGGCATCGTCCCGCAACCCCGCATGGGCGTCAACCTTAAATATTAACATTCCTCAATGGGGGGCCGGCGGTTATGGCAACTGATAGAGTTTACGGCGCGTTTCAGTGGGCTGGAGAAGAGATTGAGACGGACGGAAAGTCCAACGTCAACAATGCCGGCACAAACGCATATCAGATGCTGGTCAAGGACAACGCTGTATTGGCGGCGTTGCAGGCGATCTCCCTGGCCAATGGGGCCTTGGTTGTGCAGCCACTAGGCGGAACACTGTCTGCTGGCGCGTCAGGCACGATTTATTCCAACGAAGGCGCTGCGGCAATCAGCCCGTTCGTGTTGCCGACTGCCGTGGCTGGGTTGCGCTACGGCTTCATCGTCCAGGACGCGGACGGCATCCGGGTCACGGCGGCGACGGGGGATACGATCCGTGTCGCCGGGTCCGCATCGGTTGCGGCTGGGAACATCGCGAACACTACGATCGGCTCGACCGTCTACATCATCGCGCTTAACGCGACGGAGTGGGTGGCCACGTCGGTTATCGGTACGTGGACCGTTACCTAGGGGCCGACAATGGCGGCCATTCCCATCGGCCAAGGCGTTTACGATCGGCTCGATAACGTCCCGCTCGTTCTGCGCAACCTTGTCTTCGAGGCCGATCCGACCAACACCGAGGATCAGGTATCGCTCTATTCGCGGCCCGGCCTGCAAGAGCTTCTGACGGCGGGAACTGGTGCGTTTCGCGGCCTCATGCGTCAGGACGGGGCCATCGGTGGCCTGATCTTCTTTGTGATCGGCACGACGCTCTACAAGTCCACACAGGACGGGCTCACGGTAACATCGGTCGGCACTATCGCGGGCTCATCGCGATGCGTTTTCGCGGGCAACGGATCGTATATCCTGATTGCCACCGGAACCACGCTCTATTCGACGGACGGCGCGACCGTCTCGGCCGTGGCATTTCCAGACAGCGCCGACGTGGTTTCCGTCGCCATCCTGAATAATTATTTTCTCGCCGTGCGCGCCAATTCGCAGCGGGTCTATTTCTCGGCAGTGGGCGGCATCACCTTCGCGGCGCTCGACTACTTCTCAGCCGAGACGCAGCCCGACAACCTCGTGAACATCGCGGTTCATGGCGACGAGCTGTGGATGCTCGGCCAGTCGTCGGTCGAGGTCTATGTGCCGTCTGGCGATGCCGACGCGCCGTTCCTTCGCGTCAATGGCCGCATGTTCCCGATGGGGTGCGCCGGCCGCGACGGCGTGGCCAAGATTGACGACGGCATTGCGTGGGTCGGCCAGGATCGCGTCGTCTACCATGACGCCAGCGCGCCCGTTCGCATCTCGACCGAAACCGTCGAGCAAGTCCTGACCGAGAACCCCGACGCCGACCTGACCGCATGGGGATACACGGTCGAGGGGCGCGTTACCTATGTGCTGAATATCGGCACGGTCTGCACGTTCGCGTTCTGCAACGGCAAGTGGACGAAGTTCAACACGACCGGCTACGACTACCTGCCGGCGTGGTCATCGGCGCGGCTCACGAACGGCGGCGCAATCGTCGGCTCGCTCACGGCCAATACGATCTGGTATCTCGACCCCACATCCGCTTATGACGACGAGACGGGCATGGTCTGCGAGTTCATGGGCCTGACCGAGATTTACGGCGCCCCCCTGCGGTGCGACAGCGTGATACTCGACTGCTCGACCGGCATGGGCACGCCGACGTATCCGACCGACAATCCGACCATTCAGATGGCCGTGTCGGATGATCGCGGCCAGACATGGCAGACGTGGGCGACGACATATCTCGGGCGCGAGGGGGTCTATTCGCAGCAGGTCAATTGGGCCGGCGCGCTGCAAACGGGCGGCCTGATGCGGCGACCGGGCCGCGTGTTCTGGTGGCGGACGGTTCCGCCTTCCCGTTTCGTGGTGCGTAAGGCGCGGCTGAACGAAAGCCTGCGCTGATGGCTGATTTCAGGATTGCCGATATCAATATCGGATCGGCCCTGGTCGAGAATTGGGGCCGCGCGACGGCCTATTTCCAGCGGTATTTGCAGGCGACGAACGCGCAGATCAGCGCGGCGATTGTCGGGTTGCAGGCGGTCATTACTGAACTGGCCGATCAGCAGGTGCAAATCCTTGAGGCCATCGCGCTTGCCGAGGAGGCAATTGAGGCCAGCGAAGAAACGCTGATTACGCTCACGGATTTCCTGCTCGGCATGGGGCTTGGCTCGTACGGTCTGGCCACGGTCACGCCTAACGGATCGGGCGATGTCACCATCCCGCATTCCTATGTGACCGGCGACTATCCGCCGACGCTCGGGGCCTGCACCATGACGCCGACCGGAACGACGTTCTTTCATCCGCAGATGACGAGCGTGGACGGATCGAACCTGTATGCGCGACTGTTCGATGCGGCAGGGGCGCCGATCACAACGGGCTCCTATGTGGTTGCGTTCAGGGTGGCCGGCGCCTAATATACAGCCAAGCCTCGCGCCTTGCGGAAAGCAGCGCCCCTAATCCGCGCGAAGCTCAATGCCGCAACCCTTCCTCATCACCGGAATGCCCAGGTCCCGCACGGCATGGTTCGCGGTCGCCTGCACCACGGCGGCGGGCATCTGTCACCATGAGCCGGGGCGCGGCGAATTTGACGACGCCAAGCGCCTCCTTGTGAACGGCGACGGCATTTCCGACAGCCGCCTTGGCCTTCACCTTGCGCGCATTCTGGACGAAATCGGCCCGCGCACGCTGGTAATCGACCGCGACCCGGAAGCGGTCATGGCTTCGTTTTCGCGGTACTCTGATACCGCATTGGCTAAGGTTCGGGGGTTCGCGTCGCGCAGGCTTGATGGGTTGCGGGCGGCGCTCGCCATCGATCACCCGCTCGTCAAGCGCGTCGATCTGGCCGCACTGGACGATATCGATACGGTTCGCGAGTGCATGGATTGGCTCGGCGTCGAACCGCTCAACCTTGAGCAACTCATGCACATGAACATCCAAAGCGATTGGGCGCACAACCTTCGCCGTATGCAGGGGGCTGCCTAATGCCGCTGTTCATCGCAGGGGCTGTGGTTGCGAGCGCGGCTGTTGGCGGCGTTGTCTCGTCCAGTGCCGCCAACAAGGCCGCGAACGCCAGCCAGGCCGCCACAGACTCGTCCGCCGCCGTTCAGAACCGCGCGCTCGATCTGCAACAGTCCAACACCGCCCAAGCCCGCGAGACGGGCGACGCATCATTGCGGGCGCTGTCTCAGCGGCTTGGGTTGACGCCGCCGGCTGGGGCGCCTCAGACGGCAGGCGCTCCGGTCACGGCGAACGATCAGGGTGGCGGGTTCACGCCGTCCGCATACCTTGCCGCCAACCGCGATCTGTCAGACTATTACGCCGCCAACGCCGGCAACAGAGACTTTGTCGCCCGGTTCCCGACGCCCGAGGCTTTCGCCTCGTGGCACTATCAGGATACGGGCGCGAATGAGATCGCGGCCGGGACGCGCGCACCCCTCCAGTCTGCGCAAGCTCCTACGCCGACCGCCGTGGAGCCTATCCCGGCCGCGACACCTACGCCGACCCCAGCGACGCCGGCCATTGTTGACGAACAGGGCTCATACACGGTTGAGCGTCCGGCCATTCCCGACGCGCCGACCTATACGCCGCCCGCCTATCGAGAGACGGCCATTGCGCCGCTTGATGTAGGGCTCGACAAGTACACCAAGTCGCCCGACTACGAGTTTCAGCAGTCCGAGGGCAACCGCAATATTCTGGCCAATGCGTCGGCGACCGGCGCGCTTGAAAGCGGGGCCGCACTCAAGGCGTTGCAGAAGTTCGGTCAAGACCTGGCGATGGGCGACTATGGCCAGTGGCGCGACTACACGACAGGCCAATACAATCAGGATCGCAACTTCACGGCCAATCGTGACGACGCGGCCAATGCGTTCTCAGGCGCACAGGCGCAGAACGTGTTCAACGCCGCGAACGGGGCCTATCAGTACAAGAACTCGCTCGCCCAAGGCATCTACGAATCCGACCGGGGCTATGCGACAAACCGCTACGACACGCGGACCAATAATCTGCTTAGCTTGGCGGGGTATGGGCAGAATGCGACCAACTCGACCAATTCGGCTATCGGGTCGAATGCGAACGCTCTGTCAAATCTATACCTGACCAATGCGTCTAATCAGGGCAATGCGGCGTTGGCGGGGGCCGGGCAACTCAATAACGCGCTGGGGACCGGCGTGAACGCTCTGGCCTATTACTATGGGAATAAAGCCCCTGCGTCTGGTGGCTCTGGCTTGGAGGGCCTTTACTGATGGCGCTCAATTTCGGCCTACTCGGTCAAGGCCCGCAATTCGAGAACGTGCTTGCCGCGTTCCAGCAGGGCCGCGAGCAGCGCAAAGAGACGGACGTTCGTAACGCCTTGGCTGGCTACGACCGCGACCCCGAGGGCTCGATTTCCGCGCTCACTCGCGCCGATCCCGCGCTCGGCATGAAGATGCGCGACCGGTATACGGCGCAACAGGAGACGGCGGCGAAAAAGGCCGTGTTTCAGGAAGCTGATCCTGAAAAGCAGATGGCGATGGCGAGGGATACGGGCGACCCGGAAGTGCTCAAGGTCACGCAGTGGATCGTGGACAAGGCTGATGCCAAGCAAGTGGCTGATCTTAAGAAAAAGACGGACATTTCCGCTCGAATGTATTTCGCACTCCAAACGGCGCCCCCTGAGCGCGTCGCTGATTTGTATGCCGAATTGAGGCCGACGTTTGAGGAGCTTGGCGTTCCCGACTTTGATCCAACAGATAAGGCGCTCATAGACTCCCGCCTCGCTCAGGCCACAACGATCGACCAGGCGCTGGCGCTGAAAAAGGCGGCCGAGCCCGAAGCCCCCCGCGCCCCGTCCGGCTTCGAGTTCGCCGATGATGGCACGCTGCAGCCGATCAAGGGCGGCCCTGGTGATCCTGAATATATCGGGCTTACGTCTGGCGTTCGGCGCAATGAGGTGGTGACGCGGCCCATGCCTAGGGCGGCGGGGGGTGGAGGCGCGCCTAAGCCCAACAAGAGCGCCCCCCCTCCCGGCTTCACTGAGCGGGTGCGCTAATGGCCGATACGACCGAATATCCCATCGGCGCTCAGGTTCGTAATCCGTCCACTGGCCAAGTCGCCGAATGGACCGCGAGCGGCTGGAAAATCGTCGCTGGCGCAGGTCCGGCGGCGTCTAAGCCCGTCAACGCCTTGGCTCCCGGCGCGTCCTATTTCTCCAATAGCGGCGTCGCGCCCAAGCTGGCGCCCGCTGATATGTCGTCGCTCAAGGCGTATCGGGACGCCGCCGAATCGGGCTCGGGGATGCGCGCCGACGTCAATCGGTTCGTGGAGTTGAACAAATCCACGCGAACCGGGGGCATTGAAAGCTTGCCCGTAATCGGCAATGCGCTGGCTATGGTGGACCCCAAGCGCCGCGAGATGATGTCGCTGACGGACAAGATGGCGCCGGCCATGCGCCAAGCCGGGTCCGGCGCCATGTCCGACAAGGATGTCGAGATGTACCGCTCGGCGACCGTGGGGACCAATAAGCTCGGGCCGACGAACCAGGCCATTGGCGCCGTGATCGACGCCGGTACGCGGCGGCAGGCTGACTATTCGGCCTTCATGGAAGAATGGGCGCGGCGCAATGGCGGTCTGATCGGCGCGCGCGAGGCGTGGGATTCGTACGCCAATGACAACCCGCTATTCGATACGGGGCCGAAGGGGACGGTCGTGCGCAAAACGCAGCCGTGGCGTCAGTGGTTTGGGCTTGAGGGCGGGACCGCTCCAAAGCCTGCCGCCAAGCCCGGATCAAGAGAACCCGCCGCCATGTCCGACGCCGCCCTCAAAGCCGCGCTGGGTCTCTAATGGCCGATCCCGCACTCCTCGCCGAGGCTTACAAGAGGGGGCTCCTCCCGCCTGATAAAAAGGCGGCGTATGAGGAGGCGATGAGGCGTGGGCTGGTTTCAGGGGGTGGGGGTCCGAAGCCCGCACCTAAGTCGCGCGGCTACACCATCGCGCGCGAAAACCTGGAAAAGCAGGGCGGCGGCTCTGGCGACTTCACGACGCAGATGATCCGCAATCTTGGCGTGAACGACGAACTTGAGGGCGGGGTAGGCTTTCTGGTTCAGGGCGGAAAGAACCTTTTCCGTCGCGCAACTGGCCAGCCCATCGTCACGTCCGCTGCCGACGCAGCTCAGGCGGCGATGGACTTGGACCGTGAGCGCGGTGCGGCCTATGCGCGCGAAAAGCCCGTCCGTAATGCGCTCGCGACCGGGGCCGGCATTCTCGCGGCTGGCGCACCCGCACGAGGGGCGGCGCTGGCCATGAGCCCATTGCGGGCTGGCGCGACGGCGGCAACTGCAAACGCACCGTTCGCACTCGCCAGACAAGAGGGGACGCTTGCCGAGCGCGCTCCTGGCGCGGCGCTTGAAACGGCTATGTCGTTCGGTGTGGGGTCGGCATTGCAGGCTGGCGGTAATGCGCTGGCGCGGCGGGCTGCTGCGGCTCGGGTTGCGCCGCCCACGCCAGCTCGGCGCCTGTCGAACGAGGGCGTTACACTCACTCCGGGGCAGATGGTCGGCGGTATCGGCAAGCGCGTTGAGGACGTGCTGACGAGCGCGCCCATCACCGGCGCGGCGATCAATGCACGCCGCGCCGAGGGTCTAGATGACCTTAACCGCGCCGGGTACAACCGCGTGCTGAAGCCTCTCGGCAAGTCGGTCGGCCCGAATGATCCGGCGGGGCGCGAGGGTGTAGCGGCGGTACAGCGTGAGATTTCCGACGCCTATTCTAAGGCGTTGACCGGCGTGACCGTTGCGCCCGATGCGCAATTTGCTGCCGAGATCGCCGCGATCAAGAAGACGCCGAACCTGACCACATCGCAAAAGGAAACGCTCGACAGCATCCTTGGCGACATCAACACGCGGTTTACGGGGGCCATTGACGGCGACCTGTGGAAGAATATCCACGCCGATCTGAATACAGACCTTCGCGGCGTCGGCGGCTCGGATCGTGTTTTGAAGGCTGCGGTCAAGAAGGCCCGCGATGCACTGGTCGGCTCGCTTCAGCGCGCCAATCCCCAGGCCGCGACGGGGGTTGCCGCCGCCGATGAGGCGATGGCGAATTTCGTTCGCATTCGCGAGGGCGCCGCCCGGATCGGGGCCGAAGATGGCGTAATGACCGCGCCGCAAATGCTGTCTGCGGTTCGGTCTGCGGACGGCAGCGCGGGCAAAGGCGCGTTTGCCGGCGGCAATGCGCTCATGCAGGATTTGGCCGAGACGGCCAAGTCGGTTCTGCCGAACAAGGTTCCCGATAGCGGAACGGCGCTTAGGGGACTGGTCGGCGTGGGAACCTATGGCGGGGGCGCGATGGCAAATCCTGGCGTCGCGGCTGGTGCGCTTGCTACCGACGCGGCGGGCGGCATTCTCTACAGCCGCCCGGTCGTCAATCTCATGAACCGTATCTATCGAGCCTCAACGCCGGGTCAGGCGCGGGCAGCCTTAGCCGAACTGGCTCAACTGGCGGCCCGCAATCCGGCTCTTGCTCCTGCGTATCGTGAGGCCGCCCAAGCATTAGGCGTTCAGCTTCCCGCCACTTCGCGTCCGCAAAATGCGCTATCAGCCCCACAAGGAGCCATGAGCCGATGAGCGCCCATGTGCCCTGTCCAGCCATCGCCGTAGCCATGACCGCGACCATCGTTAAGGGTAGCAGCGGGATTTTCATGCGGTATCATACTACCGATTTGGGGGACTTGTAATGCCGCGCAAGCGTATCGGGCCGCCCGTCAGAACCTTTAACACGGACCTGACCGCGCACGCCGGGGAGATTTGGAAGCCGTGCCCTCGCCATCCTGGGTACGAGGTAAGCGACCACGGGCGCGTGCGCTCCGTGTCGCGCGAAATCTTGGGTATGCGTCATGGAAAGATGACGACCATCCGGCGCGCTGGCGTGATGCTCAAGCAGACCAAGGGTGCGGGCGGATATCCTACGGTTGGACCGTACGGAGAGATGCCCGTTTTGGTTCACGCGCTTGTCTGCGAGGCTTTCCACGGCCCGCGTCCCGATGGTCATCAAGTCGCACATGGAGACGGCTCGCGCGACAATAACCGGGCCGATAACCTACGGTGGGCGACCCCGTCCGAGAACAATCTGGACAAATGGCGCCACGGAACCCTGCAAGACCAGCGCGGAGAGCGCGCGCCTAAAGCAAAACTTAAGAACGAGCAAGTTCTGGAAATAAAATCACTCCTAGGCGTACAAAGTCTTTCGTCTCTCGCTAGACGATTTGGTGTTAATCCGACCTCTATCCACAACATCAAAAGTGGAAAGCACTGGTCCCATATTCAACCTGAGGGGGCATAGAGATGTCGGCGGGAATCATGATCTTCCCCGGCGCGCAGCCGAGCCGGAACCGCAATGGCGGCGCGGTCTATGCTGAACTGCGCTTCTACGAGAACGAGACCACGACGCCAAAGACGGTCTACACCACGTCGGCGCTCAACGTCGCGTTGCCGTTCCCAGTCGTGTCCGACGACGCGGGCCGCTTCCCCGCCATCTGGGCCGATGACGCTCAGGTCTATACCGCCAATTGGGCGACGGCGGATGGCCAGTCGATCACGTTGGATAACCTGACGGCATCGCTTGCGGCTGATGCGACTATCCTTGCGGAGACCGAAGCCGCGCTCGATACCATCGAGGCCCTAGTCGCCGGATATGCCGGGACGGTGCTGTTCACATTCTCGACCACGCGCACGGACAGCGATCCTGGCGCGGGCAAGCTGCGGTTCAATAACGCCACGCTCGCCTCTGTCACGTTCCTCTATGTGGACAATACCGACGCGAGCGGTGTTGCGGCCACGACCTATCTGGACAGCATCGGCGCGGGCGACATTGTCACGGTGCGCTCGCTTGTGGACGCAGCCAAGTTCGCCCTGTTCACGGTCACCGGCGCCGTCGTCGATGGTACGGGCTATCGCAAAATCCCTGTCACTTGGCTGGATGGCGCGACCGAGCCCGGCGACCTGACGAACGTGTCGTTCAACTATTCGCCCATCGGCGCCCAAGGCGCGACAGGCCCGACAGGCCCGCAAGGCCCCCCAGGTCCGTCCGGTCCCGGCACTGGCGACGTGAGCGGCCCGGCAACTAATACCGACAACTACGTCCCGCAATGGGATGGCCCGAACTCGCTTACCCTGAAAGATGGGCGCGCGATCGGGGCTGCATCCGGGACCGATCTGCTAGACCGCGACGCTGGCGACGCTCGCTATGAGCCCGCGTTCACGACGCTAGACGTTGGCGCTGGCGGCACCGGGGCGACGACTTTTACCGATGGCGGCGTGCTTATCGGCAACGGCACGTCGGCGGTTCAGGTCACGACGGCGGGCACGGCGGGTCAGGTTCTGACGTCGAATGGGGCGGGGGTTGATCCGACGTTTCAGAACGCGACATCTGGCGTTTCGTCGTTCGCTATTGTTCAGGACCAGAAGTCCAGCGGCACGACGGGCGGCAGCTTGACCGGAGGGGGGTGGAGGACGCGGGTTCTGAATACGGAGGTGTACGACCCCAGTGCGTTGGTGACGGTCGCCAGCAACCGGATCACGATTAACGTCGCCGGAACCTATGAGATCGAGGCGTTCGGGACGGTGGCCAGCGACGGCACGACCACATCCGCGTGTCGGTCTCGGCTGTATGACATCAGCGGGGGGGCCACCATCGCTCAGGGCGAGAACGTACAGGTTCCATACAACACGACCGATAGCGTCGCGGCCGGAATACTGACGCACGTTGTCGGCGTCCTGGTCGTGCCGTCCACCAAGATCATCGAGCACCAGACATTCCCGTCAGCGTCCGTCACATGTGGAATGCCCGTATCCAGCGGCGAGGTCGAGGTCTATTCGACCGTCATCATTAGGAAGAAGTCATGAGCGACACCATCCTGATCAAGCGCGGCGTGGTCGATTCCGTCTCGCGCAACAATGAAGACCTTGACGCGTTCGGCTCGAAAAATCGCCAATATGCCGTCATCGTCCCGTCCGATCCGCCCGTTTGTGGCGGACAACTCTGGGATGGCAAGACCGCGACCGACCCGCCGCGCGAGCCAGAGCCCGAGAGACGCGCTCACAAATCCGTGCTGGAAAAGCTCGTCGATCTTGGCGTGATCACTCCCGAACAGCTAGAGATCGTCAAATAACGCATAGGTTGTAACAACGCCCTCGCAACTCATGGCATAGTGGTTGCGGGGGCAAGCAATGGCGGGCACAGACTTGGACCGTATTCCGAAGTGGTGGCCAGTTATCGCGGCCCTCATCGTGGTCATCGCGGTCGGGGTTCGCGTTCAGGCTGCGGTCGAAACGCAAGCCGGTCGCCTTGATCGCGTGGAGATCACGGCCGCCGAGAGCCGTGATCGTCTGGCGCGGATCGACGAGCGCACGGCGTACACGCTGGAAATCGTGCGCCGCATGGACGCGAAATTGGCGGCCGATAGCCAACCGTAACCACTCGTGGCAATATCGCCACTCAACTAGGGGTCAATCCATGTCCGAACCGATCCGCTACGATACCACGCCCACCCCCGCCCAACTCGCCGCCGGTGCGCGCCAGATCGCGGGCTATGTTGGCGCCGCATTGGCCGGGATTGGCCTATTCCCCGGCGTGGTCGAGTTCCTGCAGCGAACAGCCTCGCCTGAAGCCGCCGGCGCTATCGGGGCCGTCGCGACGGTGGTCGCCTTTATCTGGGGCCAGATCGCCACGCGCAAACAGGCCAAGAAACTGGCGGTTGCGGGTGAGGCGGCGCCGACTTCTGTCGCCGTGCCGAAGTGACCGCGTTCGTCCGCGACCTGCAAAAACTAATGCAGGCGCATGGCGAACCGCTTCCGAGATTCGGGGCGGACGGATCGTGGGGAGACGAGAGCAAGGCGGCGCTTGACCGCCTGCTCAACCCCATCTCATCACCCGTCATTCCCGACAGTTATTGGCCGATGCTCGCCAAGATCGAGAGCGGCAATCGGCCATATGTGAAGGCGCCCACGTCTTCGGCATCCGGCCTGTACCAGTTCATCAAGTCAACGTGGGAAACCGAGGGTGGCCGTTGGGGGCCTAACATGGCCCTTCCGTTCGGTGGGCTCATGCCTTCTGAGGCCGAACAGACCGCGCGGGCCAAAACGTTCACGGCCAAGAATGCGGATTATCTGGCCAAGCTGGGCATTCCGATCAATCGCGCCACGCTCTATGCGGCCCACTTCCTCGGGGTTGCCGGCGCAGCTCGTATCTTGCGCGCGTCGCTCACCTCGCCGCTCCGAGACGTTACGGCGGCCAATCAGCGCAAGGCCAACCCATCCATCCTTGGCGGCGATCAGACTGTTGCGGACTTCCGCGACTGGCTCAAGGCCAAAACGGGTGACGCGCCATGACCTGCCTCTATCTCGCGGTCTTCCTGGTCTGGTTCTGCTTCACCATGCTCGTGCTCAAGGGTCCGAGCCGATGACCTGGCTCATCGGCCTCATCAGCGCCCTGTTCAAATCGTGGTTCGCGGTGAAGCAAGCCGACACGACGGCGCGTGATGCCGGTGCAAATCAGGCCAATGCGAACGCCAGCATTGAGGCCGCCAAGATCGAGGCCGATATCGCCCAAGCCGTGACCGACGCGCCCAAGACGCGGGATGAGGTCGTCTCGAAATTGCGCGAGGGGAAATTCTGAATGCGACTGGTCCTGATTCTCGGCGTCGCGAGCATCTTGGCCGGGTGCGCCCACGATCTCGCTCGCTTGGAAGTCATCTGCTTACCCATGAAGGATTACCCCGCCGCGACGCAGTCCGCCGCCGCTAGTGAAATGGAGGCATTGCCAGCCGGTTCCGTCGTGGCCGAGTTCGTGGCGGATTACGGAGCGATGCGCGCGGCTAATCGGGCGTGTCTGTCGGGGCGTCCAAATCCAGCCGATTAGGGCTCCCATCCTGCCATCCTGCTTGAGCGACGGGCGATCCCCCACCCCCGCCGTAAAGGCGACAACACCGGATTCCCGATTGTCGAGGGAGGCGAGATAGGTGCGGATCACATCGCCAACGAACACCGCGCGCGTCATGATTGGCGGCACGTCGCTGGGTGAGCAGTAGTCCGACGCAAACCGCAGCGCGGCCTTCATCGCATCCTCATCGTAAGTTGGGTCCACCCCCTCCCCACCTACAAGGAGGGAGAGAACGGCGACCGCTGCGTCTTCGTACATGGCGCTTTGGTTTTCCCATGCGGCCTCGCAGTTGTAGCCGCACGTCAACGGCAGGTGCTCCCGAAGCGCGGCGATCACCTTCTCGCGCATCTCATCCATTGTCGGTTTCCTTGGACTGGAGAGCGGCGCGGCCTGCTTCCGAGATGCGGTAGCGAATGTGGAACTCGCTGATGCGGTTCAACTCGACCAGCCCACGCGAAGCCAGGCCACGCGCGGTCGCAGCACTCCGGCTTCCGCCGAATGAGCACGGGTTGAAGCCAAATCCGTCATTTGGCAGACGTGCCAGTCGCGCCAAGACGTATCGCTGGTTGCCTGTCAGCTTCACCATCTCAACCACCCCTGAGAGCGCGGCGGGCATGAGCCGTGGCCCAAGGATCGGTAGACATGTCGGCGATCTCGCTCAGCGCTCCACGTAGGCGGGAGAGTTCGTCGGTCAGGAACGGGTCGGCGTCTGACAGGCTGGCTACGAAGGCAAGGGCGGCGCGCTCGATCAGCGACCTATCGTCGGGCTCCGCACCGGCCCAATCCAGCGCGGTTGTGCCGGCCGGCCGGGCATCGTTCAGAGCGTCGCACAGCTTCTCGCCGAGAGACTTGATCGGCTCACCCATGATCGGCGTCGCTGGATTGGGAGAGGGCGGCGAGGATGGCTTCTGCATATTCGGCTGCCGCTTCGCCGAACTCGGGATACGGCCCCGGCTGGTGGTGCTCATGAACGTTGAGCATGGCTTGCTCAACAATCGCCGCGACCTTGTCCAAGGCCTCCCCCTCCCCAGCTTCACGGGGTTGGGAGGGAGAGCGGCGGGCCTTGGGTCGCTCCTCGTCTTCGATCATCCGAAGCTCGTGTTCGGCGCGTTGTTGATCCTCAATCCACCAATGGTCGGCGGTTCCACTTTCGCGGGCCTCGACACAACGCCGAATGATGTCGCGAAGGGCCTCTTTCCGCTCCTCCCGCTCGGTTAGGTTGATGGTCATGGGCAGAAGGCCCGAATAGACCGTTGCAAGTTTTTCAACTCACCAAGCATGACCTCGACCTTTTCGTCATCATCCTCGCCTGCGCTTGGCTCGTAGTCAGCGATGTTCAAAAGCAACACTTCAGCGTCTTCAATGATCTGGTTCATTTTGTTCCTCGATGCGTTCGCGCTCAGTTGGTCGGGATTGGTCATGGGCGGGGTTCCTTGTTGAGCGGCGAGGTGAATGCCCACGCGAAGACGATGCCGATTAGCGCGCCCGGCCAGGGCTCTAGGCCGAGGCTCGACGCAAGGGCGGTTCCGATGAATGCACCGCCGGCAATTGCGGTGAAGCGGCCCCTCACCCTCCCGCTCCCCTGCTGGACTTGATGCGGGAGATCACGCCTTCACAAACCTCGGCCATATCGGCGTTGCTCTGGGCCTTGGCGTCGCCGTCCGGTGTTTCCTTCTCGGCATGAAGCTTTTCATAGTGCCGGAAGCGTGCGGCGGACTGCTCCAACGCCCCAACCGCCTCGTCTCGCTGGGCTTCGGCGAGGGTGGCGCGGGCGAGAATGTCATCCCCCCACTTGTCCGAGGCGCGGCACTCTTCCTCCCAGGACACGCGCCACATGGGGGCACCGTCGTTTGGGCAATGCTCTGTCGTTTCCTGCGCGTAGATCGCCCCGGTGTCGGCATTCAACACGCTTGAGATCAGCCGGAAGTTGCACTTTGCGCATCGCAGGACGCCGGGCCGGTAAAGCTTGTGCCGTAGCTTGTCCCTCTCCCTGGTGACGGTGGCGAGGTGCTCCAACACCGCGTTGATGTCGGCGCTCATCTGCTCACTGGTTCCTGCGTAACAGGCTTCCAGTTGGAGCCGCTCAACCGCCGCCTGGACTTCGTTATCGTCCAGTTGCTCAGGTGTCATTCGCTCGCTCCCTGCAATTCACCCTTCCGCTTGTCCTTCGCCGCCGTAACGGTCGCCTGGCCAGCGGGGGTCAGCTTCTTCACGTCCGGCGCGATCCGCTTCCATTCCGCGCCCAGCTTTTCGAGCGTGGGGCACAGGGTGAGCTGGTCGGTTAGGAATTCGATGGCGGCGGGGTCGTCGGTCTGGGTTGCGAGCGGGAGGATGGTGACGGGCTTTTTGTTGCCCTTGGTGACGGTGACGGCGAGGACGAGCTTGCCGTCGATGTGGGAAAGGTGACTGATCCGAATTCCAGAGACGGCCATTCCGCCCCACTTGACCTCGGGGTCCCTGTAGAGCGTGACGCTGCGCCCGATGTAATTGGATGCATCGGGACCCCACGCCGCTACCAAAATTCTGGCCGTGGTTTTGCACGGCTTCCAAGGCTTACCATCGTCGCCTTCGTAGAAGACGGAAACGGGCTGCTCAGTGCCGGGGCGAATGGTGACGCCAGTAATGGTAATGGTGCGCGGACCAGAGATCAGATCGTCACTATTTGCCTGGTCACTTTTGGCGATGATTACCGAAGACATGTCGTTCAATTTAAATCTCCTCTGACCAATAAAGGCCACCACTTTTTAAGTGTGGATTGCGAATGCATCGGTGCAGCATAGGGTGAGACAAACGAAGGCCTTGAGCGCGACCCCACGCGACCGCCGCGTCATGGCTCGGAAATGTCATTCCATTGGAGCATCGGATAGGCTTCAGCTTGGCGCGGTTAGACCGATCCATCGGGCTTTCGTACTTAGGGCAACCGCCCGGCTCAAAGCTCCATGTGTAGCCGTGAGCCGTAAGAACATCTCCGCGACATGCGCGTAGAATTACGCCGTAAGTTCCGCCGCACGCCCGACCGGCATCGGAGGCGCTTTCAAAGCGAATGCCGTCTGAGCGGTAAACGGGAATAGCCTTTTCTCTGCCAGCGTTTCTAGCCCTCGCTGGGCGACCCTTAAGATCGATGGAGGCGGGCCGCTCCTTGTTCGACCAGCAATGGCCGTACACAACGAGCTTCCGACCATTGCATGCCGCGCTGATATTCTTTGATGAGGCGCGCTTGTGTCCCTGCAAGCGCAGCCACTCGGCAGCAGCCATAGATGACGGGAACTTCATTCCGTTAGAGCAATAGACCGTCTTCCGGCGCCCGGACACATGGCCGGCGCGGCCTTCGCCGCCATCGGTCATATTGCACAGCGGAAAGCCCTCGCGGCGAAACTGAGCGATCATTCGCACCTCTAGTGCGTGCGCCTCTTTTTCAGAGAGGTCGCGACCGACAATCTCGACAATCCAGCCGTGTTTTGCGCGAATTGAATTCCACCAGCGGGTGCGGCTAGCCGATGACCATGCCCGCTTGCCAGTTCCCTTGCCAACATAAAACGGCAGATGGTCAGACGCGCGGATGTGGACATAGACGTAGCAAATGCCCCCAAAGGTTACGGCGTCGTCGTTTGCCGCCGCAGCCTCGCCTTCGCGCGATCCATGATCCGCTTGCGTTGTTTCAGGTCGAAGGAGCGGCGAACCGAGATGCATTCCAGCTCTTCCTTTTCCTCTGGCTTCAGCATGTCTTGCCATGTCATGTAGATTGTTGCCCTCTATAATCGCGACATGCAAGCGACATTACGCGATAAACATCTCCTGCTCAACCCGCCGCTCAGTCGCCGGCAACCCCTGCGACGCCGCGCCATACAGCGCCACAATCTCAGCCACGCGCGCCTCGAATGATGCCGCCGCCTCAAGGATGGCGTCCTGCGCCGCGCGGTCAGGCTCAACGCGGATCGGCTTCATCGGCAGACCTCCCGAATATGAGACGTAATCGATCCATTCCCTGCGCGTGACGAGCAGGATCGTCTGCGTCTGAAGGACATGCTCGTCGGGGACCTTGCCCGTGACGATGGCCTCGATCTGGAACCGCTGGCGTCGGGACTTGCACTCGATGGCGCCGTCCTCGCCCACCAGGCCGTCCGGGCTGCATCCGATCGTAAAACCCCATTCGTCATTGGTGACGAGCCCGCACTCGGTCATGGGGGCATATTTTTCGGAATAGAGGGCACGGGCTAGGATTTCGTCCTCATGGCCGCGCAACATCTCGTCCCCGATATAGGTCGGCTCGACGTGGCCGGTGATCCGCTGGGCCGCGATTTCCCAGACGTGGGCGCGGGATGCCGCATTGGCTGCGGTCTTGCCGGTGGGGGTCAGGATGCGGCCCATTTCGGAGGCGGTGAGCAGGCCAAGGCGAGCGGCGAACCATTCGTCGGACCCTTGGATCATTTCGGGGTGGTAGGTGATGGTCATTTATCGCTCCTCACAGAATGAGCCGCAGTCGGGCATTTTCAGGCTTTTGAGCGGTCGGCCCGTCGCGTCGGCTGGCAGCTCGTCTAGAAAGATGCGCTTGCCTTGATGCCGAACCAGCCGCACGCCAAGGCGGCGACTTTGCTCGGCGCGAGATGTGAAGGCGTCCGCGTCAACGCTGCGCACAAGGTTCCAATAGGTCGGCGACGTTGCCTTGACGCACCCGCGACAGTTGGCGTTCGGATAGCCCAGGCCGTAGGCTTCAGGCGGCTCAATTCCCGCCGTCGTGATTATGTCGAGGCAGTGCTGTTTGGTGACGCCAGCCTTGATTAGAACCGGCAGGACGTTGCTGCGCTCGGTCAGAACGAACCTGTCGTGACGCCCCTGTTCTTCGGCCGTGAAGCCCAGCACATGCCAATCGACCGGATTGGTGCGCTCCCATATCTGCCGCGCGCCCTTCTTAAGGTGAACGGTGCATGGGGCGCCGTGCGGGAACACCATCGCGCCTCGCCGATCCCAAACATCCTCTGCGCTGCAAAGTGGATAATCTGGATGCGTGACGCTCTCGATAGGCGTGCCGCACCATGTCGCCACGTCGGCGAGAAACCGGCGATTGTCAGCGCCCTCTTCAATGACCGGATTGTTGAGCAGGCGGACATTGCACACCTCGCCGTAGTTCATAATCGTTAGCTTGGCGGCGACGGCGCTGGCCAGTCCGCACGACACCCAAACCGCGATTGTGTCGCCCGCTTTCGGTCGCGGCCATTCTCGATCTTCCGTCATTACCAGGTCTCCGGCGTGTACGGCGCACCCGTCAGGCGCGTGTGATGGAATTGCAGGCGGTCGATCTCGAACGCCAATTCCAGCCGCGTCTCTAAGTCCGCGCCGTCCATGTCGGCGGTCAGGTCTTCGATTTCGGCGGCGAGGGAGGCGGGGGTCATCGCCACACACGGACGGTAGCGCCTGGGTTCTCGATGCAGGCGGCGAGGTAGTCTTCCACGAACGGAACGAAGTGTTCGTACTTTCCCCAACCGTTCGGGCTGTTGTACGCCTCAAAGCGCGGCGGATCAGCCTTCAACATCGCCAGCCCAGCGGTCAGTGGCTCGATCAACTGCGCCGCCGTGGTGATGCCGATTTCTTCCGGCCGCCACAGGGCCTTGTAGATGCCGGCCTCGCTCGCCATTGACGTCAGGTTGTGCGTGATGTTGGCCCAATAGACTTCGGTCGGCCTCATCGCTTCCAGATACACATCTAGGCTCACCCCACCGTCTCCTTCTCCCGCCGCGCCAACCGGGCCAGGTGGGCGTTCAATTGAGACGCCAGCGCCGCTGCGGCTTCAGGCGAGGCGACGATGCTGAATTGTCCACAGAGTATGCAGATTTCATCGCGCCCGATCTGGTCGGAATACAGCGGCGAAACCTGGATGCGGTCGGGCTCGTGAAGGTGGCAGGTGACTGAGGTTGAGTTTTTCATTCGTAATCGCTCCCATTGCCGTCACCAGTTTCGATGATCTTGAACGGCGCGCCCTCGGCCATGGCGTTCGCCCGCTCGATTGCCCGCTCGGCATATTTGGCGATGTCGGACGCGGCGAATTCAGCCCGCAATGCAGCGTCGGTGCATTCGCCGTTGTCGTAGGTGATGCGGACGATGGCGAGCGAGATGTCGCGGATCAGGTTGCGTTCGTGGTCGCCGGATTGCGCGGCCCATTTGGTGCGGACGTCGTCGAATGCGTCGGTCCACGTCTCACCCTCACCGTTTGGCCCGGAACTTTCACACATTCCGCGCGGGTAGACCTGCAACGAGACGCCCTTACTGTGACGCATAATTAGAGCGCACACTTCGGACTTCGGGCCAACCTCGGCCTCAAGCTTTCGGCACTCTTCCCATATTTCGATAGGCGTCATTGGAACCCTCCAGTCGCGGAAATGACAAACAGAACGAACAGCAGGCACGCCAGCGCGGCCATGATGGTTTCGAGGCGGGTTTGGCTCACTTCGCATTCCTTTTCTCAACGCGCCGCGCCAGTCGGTATAGGCTTGCGGCGAATGATCGGGCTTCGTTGGGGGTGAGTTGGGCGTCCGCTGTAACGACTATCCGAATGGTTTCGGCGCCCTCATGCGCCCGAACCTGCCAACTCCCATCCTCTTTCCGCACGCCCATGACCTCGCGCACTTCGGGCGCGCTCACCCCCGATCCCCCATCATCGCCAGAAGCCGCTTGCAGCGCGCGTCCAGCTCGTTCGCCAGGCGTCGCATCTCGTCGGGCCATCCGTTCGGATATGCGGCGCCCTGGACTGCGGTGGCATCCTGCATCAGCATGTTCATGGTGCGCAGGATTGTCTCCATGTGCTCGTTCGCGGCGTCTCGGGCGGCGTTCATGTGGGTCATGGCGCGTTCGGCTGCGCATGGTTCGCGGGCGGGGATGACGGCTAGGTGATGGTTCATTTTGGCTCCTGCATCTTGACCCGAAACAGCGCGACCTTGGCGCTGACCCGGCTAATGATGGTGTAATCGGAAAGGCGCCCGACCTGGGCGTATCGGTTGTCCAGAACGCGGTCGCCGACGATTAAGACGGCGTGAAATTCGCGGCCCGCTTTGACGGTGGCGATGTGCATGTCAGCGAGCGGGGCGCCAATCTCTTGAAGGCGGGCGAGCTTGGTGACCGCGTAATCGTCGCAATCTCCAAATTCGGGGCCGATGCGCCATACGTCCTGGCCAGCCGGCTCGCGTTGAGGGCGGATTTCAGCGTTGACGGCGCGGTTGACGGCGACGAGATCAATTTCTCCCGCCCTCGCACACGTCACCACAAGCGCGCTCGCGGCGATGACGAGGCCGACGAATAGGAGGGGGCGGATCATGTGAAAACCCAGATGATGGCGGCCCACATCATGCAGGACGCGCCGATGATGATGGCCGCGATGATGCAGCCGGGGTATTTGTCGTTGGCGGGGTGGGTCACGGCGCCCTCCTCACCTGCGCCATAAACACCGCCCCAGCCTCATCCGACAGAAGTTCGCCCGCCAGCACTTCGGCGATCAGGTGGGCGATAACGTCGGGCAGGTAGCGCGAGCGGGTCACGCGATCCACGCCAGCCTTCACGTCGCGGGCGATGTCCAGGCGCTCGAACATCGGCTGGAGGCGTTCGGTGATGCGCGCGATTTCGTCGGCGATGTCGGACAGTTGGGCGATGTCGATTTCGGCTTTGACGGCGCCGCCTTCGTAGCGGTCGGCGGCGGCGGTGATGAAGGATTGTTGGGTGGGGGTCATTTGGGGGCTCCTGATTAGTGGGCGGCGGCTTCACGAGCCATGCGGGCGACCCATCCGGCCTCGTATGCCTTCACGTCGGTTCGGCCGACAGCACGGCGCGCGGCGGCGAGAACATCGTAATCCTCGTTGCTGTAGCGCATCCCGTTGGCTTCAAGCTGGCGAATGGATTCGATGTGCGCAGCCTGGATCGGAATGGCGCGATCAAGCTGGGCGACGATCTCCGCGCTCGAAACGCTGCCGGCGCTGGTGTGAAGGCTGTAGGTCATCTCGTCGTCTCCAATTCCGTTGCCCCCACCCTAATCATGCGGCGCGGGGTGTCAATCGCTATTTGTGATAAAATGTGGCCTTGCACATTGTCGCAGAGACATTTAATGTCGCGAACATGAGCCTTTCAGAACCCATCGCAGCGGTCACACGAACCGCACTCGCCCATGCCCTGGTCAGCAAGTGCGGCCTGAAGCAGCCCTATTCATCCGAGTTGGTGAACAAGCGAAAACGACCGTCGCTCACCCTGGCGTCCGAGATCGAAACCAAGCTCGGCATTCCAGCGCGTGCGTGGGCCGACGAGACGTTTCTCGTCGCCTATTGGGAGCGGCTGAGGAAGCAGAAGTGAGGGGCGACGCTGATATTCACAGGGTTTACCTGATCACCATTCCGGCGACGGGCAAGCGGTACGTTGGAATAACCATGCTGTCGCTTAAGACGCGGCTGAGTATGCATGTATCCAGCGGGAAAAGTCCGCTTAGTTTGGATATTGCCAAACACGGCAAGTCATCTGTGCAGATGGTGGAGCTTTTTTCTACGCGGAGCCGAGATGAGGCGTCTCTTTATGAGGCGGTAGAAATTCGGTGTCGGAAAACCTATGCGCCATTCGGCTACAATGTGCTCATTCCCCCCATCCGAGATTTTGTAATTCTGGATCAGGAGGCGCGCTTTGTCGGCTCTTGGGAGCATAAGGCCCGCGTCGCGTTTTATGAGGGCGGCGGCTTTCATCCCGAACCGCCGATGGCGGCCATTTGCCGCGAGAGCCACGGCCCCATCATTGATTGCACGGACCCGAAAACGCGCGATTTAGCCCGGCGAGAACTGCGCGCGGCAACCACACCGGCAGAGGCGTCCGATTGGACGCTGAAGTGGGCGCGGTCCCTCTTGGTCGGCCTAGATGTCCTGCACGGCACAAACATCATGGGCAATGCCATTAGGGCTGAGTGGAGGTCCATTGCCCTCCCTCGCGGTTTAAGGCTTGATCGTCGCTGGCGTCGTGAGCGGCCCGAACTATTCTCGGACGCAGCGCGCCCCAATGATGGTGATCCCGCGAGCGACGTTGATGAAATCGGCGCGCTCATCAGGGCGGCTGCGGCGGACCTATTTGCACTCCACCCGGAATGAACCACTCGCCACAGAAGGAAGATTAGATGGGCGAAGTCACCGCAATTGAGTGGTGCGACCACACGTTCAATCCGTGGATCGGCTGCACGAACGTCAGCCCCGCGTGCGACAACTGCTACGCCGAGGCGCTGATGGATCACCGCTATGGACGGGTGAGGTGGGGCGCGGGAGAGGATCGTTCGCGCACGTCGGAGAGCAATTGGAACGAGCCGAAGCGGTGGGATCGAACCGCTGCCAAGGCCGGGACGCGCCCGTTCGTGTTCAGCGCCAGCCTAGCCGACGTGTTCGACAATGAGGTTGACGACCGCTGGCGCCATGACTTGTTCGCGCTGATTGAGGCGACGCCGAACCTTGTCTGGCTTCTGCTGACCAAGCGGATCGGCAACGTGCTCAAGATGACCGATCCAGGGCGCGGTCATCCATGCCTGCCGGCCAATGCTGCCGTGGGCGCCACGATGGCCAATCAGGAGGAATACGACCGCGACCGCATGAAACTGCACGAGGTGAAGGTCCGTCGCGAGCCGCTGTTCACGTTCGGCAGCTTCGAGCCGCTGCTAGGGCTGACACTCATCGACAAGCATGCGCCGGATTGGATCATTGTCGGCGGGGAAAGCGGACGCAATGCGCGCCCGATGGAGTTAGATTGGGCGCGGTCGCTGCGCCGTCAGTCCGCCGAGCTTGGCCGGGCGTTCAACTTCAAACAGGTTGGCGGGCGCGGGTCCGATAAGGGCGGTCACGAACTGGACGGGCGCGTTCATTTTGACCGTCCGGCCATCAGGTGATCACCCTCCGCGACGACCAGACCGCCACCCTGGACGCCACTCGCGCATCGTTCGCGAGTGGCAATCGGGCCGTGGTCATGCGTGCGCCGACCGGGTTCGGCAAGACGGTCGTGGCGGCGGAAATCGCGCGGGCGTCACGCGACAAGGGGCGCAGGGTTCTCATATCGACGCCCCGCATCCAGCTCATACGCCAGGCCGAAAAGACGCTGGCGGAAATGGGCGTTAGCGGCGTCGCGGTCGATACGAAGCAGTCCCTGGTCCGGGGCGAGATTGATTGCGACGTGCTGATTGACGACGAGGCGCACTATGGATTTTCGCAGGCATGGGCGGATCGCCTCGCCGCGCACATGGCTCGCGGCGGCTGGGTTCTCGGCCTGACCGCATCGCCGATCCCCGGAATGGACCGGATATATCAGGACGTGGTGCATGGGCCGGCGGTGTCGTGGCTCATGGATGGCGGCCACCTGTCGCGGTATCGAGCGTTCGGGCCGGCGACGCCCGACCTGTCAAACGTGCCGATATCCGGCGGCGACTACCAAAAGGCCGCGCTCGCAGAGGTCATGGATAAGCCCGCCGTGACGGGCGACGCGGTAACGTCGTGGCTCAAGATGGCGCGGGGCCTGCGGACGGTCGGATACTGTGTCAGTCGCGACCATTCGCGCCATACCGTCGCGCAGTTCAATGCGGCGGGCATACCGGCCGAGCACATCGACGGCGAGACACCCCAGGGTGAGCGGGATGCGATCATTCGCCGGTTCGCTGACCGTGAGACGCTATGGCTGGGCTCGGTCGGCTTGATCACCTTGGGATTCGATATGTCCTCGCAGATTGGCCGCGACGTGCCGATTGAGGCCATGCAGGACATGGCGCCGACGCGATCGTTGCCGCTGCACATTCAAAAGCTCGGCCGCGTGCTGAGAAAAAAAATAATGCCGGCCGTGATCCTGGATCATAGCGGAAATATCCAGCGGCTCGGATTCCCGGACGATGATTTTGAATGGTCAATCGCCACGGGGACGCGGCGCAAATCTTCGGCTGGCGTCGTGGCCGTCTCCATATGCACCTCATGCTTCGGCGCGTTCCGAACGGCGCCGACGTGTCCCTATTGCGCGGCGGTGCGCGAGTTGACCCCGCGCGAGGTCGAGGAGCGCGAGGGGGAGTTGCGGGAGCTGGAGAGGGTGCGGACGGCGAAGGCGCGGCGGGTTGAGGTCGGCCGCGCGGATGGACTGGACGCGCTGGCCAAGATCGCTGTGGAGCGGGGATACGCGACGGGATGGCTCGTTAAGCGCATGGAGATCAAGGGGCGGCGCGTGGGATATGATGAGGCGCAGAGGGCTATGGGGAGGGCGAGGGCCGGATGATTGAAAAAAAACTGACCCCCTCCGACCAAGTAAAAACCATCCTCCTCGCCTGCTCACAAGCCGGCGCGCGCATGTTTCGGATGCAGGTCGGGCTGGCGTGGATCGGGTCGCGGATAACCAAGAATGCGGACGGATCGATCACCATTCACGATCCCCGACCGCTCAAATCCGGCACGGTGGGCATGTGCGACACGGGCGGCTGGACGAGCGTGATTATAACCGAGGAAATGGTCGGCCAGAGGATAGCCGTCTCGACGTGGATCGAGGTCAAGCAGGGATCTGGGCGACCTAGTAAAGAGCAGACCGCGTTTATTCAGGCCGCGAAATTGGCAGGGTGTCGGGCTGGGGTTGCTCGGTCGGTTGAGGAGGCGGTGGGGATATTGGCGAGCCGACCAGGAGTCGAACCTGGAACGCCTGATTAGAAGTCGGGTGTGATATCCGGTTTCACTATCGGCCCGGTGGAGCCCCGCCGAGGAATCGAACCCCGGTCTTCGTCTTACGAAAGCGCTGCTCTGCCATTGAGCTAGCGGGGCTTGGTCTGCGCGGAGAGATTTGAACTCCCGACCCCCTGATCCCAAATCAGGTGCTCTTCCATGCTGAGCTACGCACAGTTGGCGCGGGCGGAAGGATTTGAACCTACGACACTCCGGTTCGAAGCCGGATGCTCTATCCGCTGAGCTACGCCCGCAATAGGCGACGACCAGCGGCGCACGCCTTTAGCGTGTTCGCGTGGTCGTCCTAGTCGGTCGCCGGGGGCGGTTCATGCGGGGACACTACATCATCGCGCGAGGGCGTCAACACTGACCGCCCCGCCATCTGAATAGGGCGGCCAATTTCTGCGGCCCATGCGTGGCGGGATTGCTGATAGGCGGCTTGTTTTTCGGCGCACGTCATGGCGACAGAACCACGAGCCGCGCCGTGTTTGATGAGCGTGAACGGCGACGATGCGTGCAGCTCGTCCAGCGCCTCGAATATGCGCGCTTCGTCGGTGTAATCCCGGCCGCCGCAGACGATGGCGATCATGGGGCGTGGGCGGATTGGAGGGTGGCGCTATCGGTCATATGTGTCCCCCTCTCGCGCCCGCTTAACCGCGCGATAAACGGACGTGCCGTGATATGGCGTGCCGTCAGGGCGCTTCATTCGGCGCCCGATTTCATCCCATGTCAGCCCAAGGCGCCGCCATGCTATAGCCTGGGATACGGACATGGGCTTGCAGCCGGAAGTCATCAATCCCAATCCAGAGGATGGCGCCGCTCATTTGGCAACCTCCAGTCCCATGCCGAAGCGATGGGCCTTTCAAGGCCGCAGTTGGCACACTCGCCCATGTAAACGGTGTGGACCTCATCGACAGGAACGCGGCCAGACGCCTTGGCGCAATCGCCGCACGTCGGGGATTTCAGTTCTCGCGTCACGCCGCCGCCCTCCCCGCCATGTACGCTCGCCGCCCATGCGTGGCGCAGTAGGCCCCGCGCGTCTTTTCCGCCCCGCAAAACCCCACGAACTCGTCCGCAACCATGATCGGCCATCGGCAGTGACACGATCGCACGTTCTCGACCGACACGGGCTCCCCGTTATATGGAATTTCGGGCTTCGGCTTTCGGGGCGGCGTCTGGACGACCGAAACCGGCGCGCCGAATTTCAACGTCTTCGGCGCGCTGCCGGCCATCGCCTTTTTCGAGGCCGGGCGGCGACCCTCGTTGGATCGTTCATCCTTGGCCGGCATCATCGAATTCTGCACCGCCTTAGCCCCCTTCGCGCTATCGACCATGTTGGCGTAATTCAAAATCCACGCGCGGGTTATGCCGAGCCGCATGATGCGGCCCGCGATGGCCGAGCGCGTCAGTCCGTGGCCGAGTTCGGCGGCGACCTTGGATTGCGACAGACCTTGCGCCCAGAGTTCGCGCAGGCGGGTGTCTAGGGTGGGGTCTTTAGCCCACGGCGAGACGGGGTGGGATGTGGGGCGGGTCATTTGAGGGCGGCGTCGATCATGGCCAGCAATGCCCGCCTGGCAGCATTAAGTCGCCGCCGTTTCCCGTATGCCGTGGTCGCGCCAACCATCGCCGCATAGTAGGCGCGACCAACAATTTTATGAGCGATGGCGTCGGCCCTACTTATCATCACAACCCCCGCGCATCAGGCCAGGGGGACGCGAACGGAATCTCAAAATCCGGGTCGTCCGCGATATTCGTCGCCGCCGCACTGGTCCCGCCGCCGCCAGACGATGCCGAGCCAGAACCCCCGTCCGACTTGCCGCCGAGCATGGTCAACTCTCCCCGGAATTTTTGCAGCACGATCTCGGTGGAGTATTTCTCGACGCCGTTCTGCTCGTACTTGCGGGTATGCAGCGCCCCCTCGATGTAGATGGTCGAGCCCTTCTTCAGATAGTTCTCGGCCACCTTCACAAAGTTCTCGTTGAAGATCGTGACCTGGTGCCACTCGGTCTTTTCTTTGCGCTCGCCGCTGGATTTGTCCTTCCAGCTTTCGGACGTGGCAACCCTTAGATTGGCCACCCGGTCGCCGCTGTTGAGCATGCGGATTTCCGGGTCTTTGCCCAGGTTGCCGATGAGGATGACTTTATTGACTGAGCCGGCCATATTAAAAATTCTCCTTCGCCCGCATCCGGGCCATATCCGCCATGTCGGCGTATCGGTCGCGCATCGCGTCATATGCGGCGTCTGCGGTCAGGTCGTAGGCGCGATCACGGTCAATGCCCCGATCTTCGGCCTCGGCGATCAGGCGCTCGTGTTCGGCGATGTAGATGGATTTGGGGTCGGTCATCAGTCGCGCTCCCATGTCGGAGAAAGGTCGGGCAGATCAACGCGTCCCACGCGGCGCATCAGATTGCGCTCGAAATAATGAAGCCCGTAACTGGCCGTGCTGTTGGGGCGTCCGGTCACGTCGTATCCGACGACGTGCACCATATCGCCCATGCCATTCTTGCTGATTGCAATGACCAGAAAGAAGCCGCCTGACCCTCCCGCCTTTTTGAAGACATCGCCCGGCTCGACCAGGGATCGCAATACATCTTCGGGCGCATTGTCGATGGGGATATTAAAGGTCATCACCCTTCCCCCACCGCATTCGCATACATCTCCAACAGCGCCTCCTCCTCCTGCCGTTTTGCCCTATCCATGCGGCGAATGGTTATCAGCTTGCGGACGATCTTGGGATCAAAGCCAGAGCCCTTCAGTTCGGCGTAGACTTCCTTGCGGTCGGCCAGAATGGCGTCGCGGTCGTCGTTTAGGCGCTCGATCCGCTCGACGAACGACTTCAATTGACCGGCCGACTTGTTGCCGAGGTCGGTCGCGACGTAGTTGTCGGCGTCTGTGTCGGGGCGGGTCATGGTTGCGTGGCCTTGGCGATGGCGGCTCTGGCATTGCCCAGAAGTTCGTCCTCGGTGCACTCCCAGCCATCGCCGCCGCGAAACTTGAGTGACGTTTCGAGGTCGGCGACCGCCTCTTTCAACGCGGCCAGCAGATCGGGCTCCGCCGCGATTAGGCGGGCGTTGGCGATTTCGTCGCCGCCAAGGTCAGCCATCCCGGCAATAAAATAGTTTTCATCGCCGTCTCGCGCGCGAACCCACGGCGAAAAACCGTCCGCTCGATCCGGGTCAACATGCCAAGGCCCCGGCGTATATCCCTCGCTCATCTCATCCTCCATTTTCGCCTTGCGGCCACATCTAGCGTGCCCAATCCGCGCGGCCACAACATATGGGCGCGGCAATGAAACTTTACTTAATCCGTAGTTTCTCCTTTCCAGCGTAGCCGTTCCTGCGCTACCGTCAACTCATGTCGGAAATTATTTCGCTTCGGGCCGCCGCCAAGGTGGCGAACGTGTCTCACACCGCGATCAAGCAGTGGTGCGACGCTTACAATATCGGCGAGTTGCGCGACGGGCGCTGGCATATAGACCGTGCCGCCCTAAAGCGGATCATGCGGGCGCGGGCTGTGCTGGAGCGCGGCTAGATGTTCCGCTCCGTTTTTAGGCTTTATCGGATAACTGCCCCCGATGGTCGCGCCTACATCGGCAAAACCATTCAGCCCCTCGAAATCAGATGGCGCGGCCATCTGGCAGAGGCTCAATGCTGGCACAAATTCACGTTCGGCGCTCAGCGTCTTGTGTGCCAATTGCGCGACTTAGGCCCCGATGGATTTTCGATTGAGCAGTTGGCCAGCGCCGTTGATCCCGAATGCGCCCGGCTCCTTGAGCGCGACCTTATTATTCAGTACGGCACCCTTAGTCCGGGTGGGTACAATTGCAATTTGCCGAGGGCCACAAAGGGCGTGACCACAGAGATTGGACTAAGGCGCGAAGGCTCTTGGCGTCGGTCCTCGGGGCGGGGTCATCCCTAATGGCCTTCGACATCGACGCCATCAAGGCCCGGCAATCCCTATCCGACTACATCGGGCGCTACGTCAAACTTAGGCGCGTGGGCTCCGAATATGTCGGCCTTTCTCCCTTCCAAAAGGAACGGACGCCCAGCTTCACGGTCTGTGAGGATAAGGGGTTCTGGCACGACTTTTCATCCGGTCTGCATGGCGACCTGATCGACTTCGTGACGCGGTTTCACAACGTCTCATTTACAGAGGCGTGCGAAATCCTTGGCGGCGAGCGAACCGCGCCGGCCGGCATAAAGCCGCGCGCCCAGCCGGACCCCGAACCGTCGATCATCCCGGCGCCCATTCCCGCCGATCACGCGCCGTTCACGCCTGGCGCCAAAATCCGCGCATGGAACCCCAAGGGTCCAAATCCCGGATGGCGCGACTACACGCCTGACTATGTGTGGCCGTATCGCACGGTCGGCGGCGAGCTGGTCGGCTACATCATCCGAATAAACCTGGGCGGCGGTCGCAAGATCATCCTGCCGCTTCGTCCCGCCAAATGGGGGGCCGAGACACGCTGGACTACAGCCGCTCTCGATCCGCCGCGCCCCCTCTACAACATCGCCAATATCTCGCCGACCGGCCCCGTCTTTATCGTTGAGGGCGAGAAGCCTGCCGATGCGCTCACCGAGATTATGGGCTCGCCTCAACTGTCGTGGTCCGGCGGCACGAACGGCGTCGCCTATAA